CTAGGGTTAAACTATCAACGATTCATGCAGCTAAAGGCGGTGAAGCGGATAACGTTTTACTTATGTTGGATAATACTAAAACTATCAGGGAAGCTATTGAAAAAAGTCAAGACAAAGAAGACGAAGAAAACAGAGTCTGGTATGTGGGCGTCACACGTACTAAACAAAATTTATATATCATGGCGGCAAAAAAGGAGGATAAAGGATATGACATCGAAAGTCTACAATAAACAAATCGGAGGATCCCATTACAAAATAATGAAAATCCAACCAAGCAAGTTTGTAATTGAGAACAAGTTGCTTTTCCCGGAGGGAAATGTTATTAAATATATTTGTAGACATAAATATAAAGGTGGAAAGGAAGACTTAGAAAAAGCAAAACATTTTATTGATATGATTATTGAAAGAGATTATCCAGACACAGTTAGCTTTGATGAAGATGCCCTTAAAGATAAAGATAACTCATGGGGGATAATAACTAAATGAAATGTTTTTATTGTAATGCCGACGTTAGATGGAACAATGATTTTGATACAGAGGATACTCGTCCAGATTCAGATCATGATATTGTAAGTATGTATAACTGCGATAAATGTGATACTTGGTATGAAGTATTTCATCAAAAGAAAAAAACTTCTGGGAAAAGTAAATGATATTACCTTCTACGGAATGGGTTGCTCATACCGAGCATCCTGATTTACGATCATTTGATGAAATTGCAATCGATTTAGAAACTCGAGATCCTTCTTTAAAATCAAAGGGTTCCGGCGTTTTAAGAAATGAAGGAGAAGTAGTAGGAATTGCTGTAGCTGTTTCAACTGGGTCGTGGTATTTTCCCATAGCTCATAAAGAAGGACCCAACTCTAATAGGAAAAAAACTTTAGAATGGTTTAAAGACATCTTAGAATGTCCAGCCACAAAAATATTTCACAACGCCATGTATGACGTGTGTTGGATAAAAAAGTTAGGTTTAAAAATCAATGGTTTAATAGTGGATACCATGATCGCTGCTTCCTTATTAGATGAAAATAGATTTTCATATACCCTTAATACTTTATCCTGGCATCATTTGAATAAGGGAAAAAGTGAAAAGGCTTTAATAGCAGCAGCAAAAGAAAGAGGACTCGATGCAAAAAAAGATATGTGGCAACTTCCAGCGATGGAAGTAGGAGCTTATGCAGAAAAAGATGCTGAACTAACTTTACAGTTATGGCAAAAATTAAAAAAACAAATTATAGAAGAGGACTTACAGAATATTTTTAATCTGGAAACTGATCTTTTTCCTTGTCTGGTTGACATGAAATTTCTCGGAGTGAGAGTGGACGTTCAAAGAGCTCATGAATTGAAGCGACAACTAACATTACAAGAAGAAATGTTACTCCACAAAGTAAAAACAGAAACAGGAATAGATGTTCAATTATGGGCAGCAGCATCGATTGCCAAAGTTTTTGACAAACTCCACCTACCTTATGACCGTACTGAAAAGACAAACTCTCCTTCATTTACTAAAAATTTTCTTTCGACTTGTGAACATCCGTTAGTCAAGATGATAGCAGAGGCTAGAAAAATAAACAAGGTTAATACTACCTTTATTGATACCATTTTAGAACATGAATATGGAGGAAGAATACATGCAGATATAAATCAGATTCGCTCGGACGAAGGGGGAACTGTAACTGGAAGATTCAGTTATTCTAATCCGAATCTACAGCAAATTCCTGCCCGTGATCCAGACACCGGACCTCTAATCCGATCTCTCTTTCTTCCAGAATCAGGTTGCCAGTGGGGTTGTTTTGATTACTCGCAACAAGAACCAAGATTGGTAGCACACTACGCATTAAAATTTAAATTAGCTTCTGTTAATCCTATTGCCGATTCTTATGATAGTGATCCCAGCACAGACTTTCATAAGATTGTAGCTGATATGGCAGAGATACCTAGAAACCAAGCTAAGGTTATTAATCTAGGATTGTTTTATGGAATGGGGAAGGCCAAACTTCAAGCAGAACTTGGTGTAAGTAAAGATAAAGCGAATGAATTATTTAATCAGTATCATACTAAAGTTCCTTTTGTAAAACAATTAATGAATCAAATCATGAATATTTCTCAGGACAAAGGAATAATAAAAACTTTATTAGAAAGAAGATGTAGATTTCCTAAGTATGAACCTATCCTAAGAGGAAACGATTGGGGTAAGTATGTTCCAGCCGAAGACCATGAGAGAATGTTGGAACTGCAAGAGATGGGCGAATTTTTAAAAGACGAAGAGGGAAAAATTTTAAAAGACAAAGATAACAAACCCCGAAAAAATTATTGGCATAAAAATAGTTTCCGAAGAGCATTTACATACAAAGCTCTTAATAAATTAATTCAAGGTTCAGCTGCAGACATGACTAAGAAAGCTATGTTGGATTTATATAAAGCTGGTATAACTCCTCACATACAAGTTCATGATGAATTGGATATCTCAGTTAAAGATGATAACCAGGCCAAAGAAATAATTAAAATTATGACTAAAGCAGTTGATCTTGAAGTTCCCAATAAAGTAGACTATGAATCGGGTCCCAATTGGGGGTCAATAAAATGACCTATAGTTTTAAAAACCATAATAGGGGAGACGTCACAAATTTAATTATGGCTATCAATACCATAGGAAAAGATTTAGTGGGTTTAGAGTTGGGAGTTTTGCAGGGGGAAAGTTTCATGACTATTCTTCACAACTGCAGTATAAAAAAATTATATGGTGTAGATCATTGGAAAGGATATTCCGATTATCTTAGCGCAGCACCCACTGGAAAGCCTGTGTACACTGTATCTCCTGAACAGTCGGAATATAATAAACTAACTGCTCTTCATAGAATTAAATATTCGGGGATGAAAGATAAGGTTACCATAATTGAAGCAGATTCCCTAGAAGCTGTAAAACAAATACCAGATAAAAGTTTAGATTTTATATTTTTTGATGCCATGATGAACGAAGACCAAACTTATACAGAAGCTTTAGCTTATTATCCTAAAATAAAATCGGGAGGATATTTTATGGGGGATGATGCTTTTTGTCATCAACAAGTCATTATGCCTTTGACCCGAGTATTAAAATACTATAAAAACATCAATCCTATTATTATCTATGGGCGTTGTTTTATGTTTAAAATATAGATATAATAAAACAAAACGGAGGAAACTATGGAAAACATAAAAGTGAAACTTCAACAATGGTCTCTATTATATAGAGAATATATTGTTGGTTTTATCGTTGGTCTAATTGTAGGCGCCATTATATTCTAATGAATTATCATGGCTTACCTGAATGCGAACATCCCTGTGACTTATGCACAGATCAGGAGAGAATATCTCTATGATCTTAAGAAGCATCACGGGGAAGTTGAAGACTGCATTATCTTTGGGTTGGCAAGTATTACAGGACGTCCGATCCTCTTTCATGCTATTATGGAAAACGGTGCTGTGTTCTATCGTTTACCTATTTCAGCCTTCATACAAAGGGGATTTGACGTCAAAGAAGTTCCTAGGATGCGACTGGACGAGTTGGAGCTTTGGAATTGTTTTAGTTACTATCCTGCTGTTACTTCTTATGACATCTTAGATGCCCAATCAGGGAAATTTTTTGGAAAAGATAAAAAACTCCACCCAGGAGCGTATCTTTTTACTGTTGACTGGGCCCACCCAGAGAGTAATATAATAGATACAGATCATTCTGAGATTCCACACGAACATAAGTGTGCACATATATTAGCCTTAGATAATGGTAATTATGCAGCTCAACCTAATAATAGAATTCTTTGGGACATACCATCGTTCACAGTAAAAAACGAAGTTCCCGATTGGAAGGTTCAGACTTCAGAATGGAATGTAGAAGATACGCGTAAATGGAGAACTGAAGATACAGATAATTTCTTTTACGAAATTGAGGAGAAGAAAAATGATTAAATGTAAACAATGTGGACATGATTGCCATTGTGATCCAGACTCTTGTAAGGATGGATGCATATGTGTAGATTGTAATTGTAAAAAAAATAAACAGGAGCAACCAGTGAAAAAAACTATTTGGAAAAAATTTGTAGATTGGTTATTTGCGTGGCAAAAATGATAAATGACAAAATTATCGCCACACTCCTTACTATTCTCCTTGCTCTTGGAGGATGGACGCTTTCACGCACCTTCTCCCTCTCCCAAGATATGGTCCTTATCAAGGAAAAAGTATCACAATTGGAGGAAAAAATTGATAGCAAGTTTAAAAAGAAAAAGAAGAAAAAAAAGAAAGCCAACTGAAAAAGCAATACAGGCTTTGATAATTGGCCTAGTGTTGGCTCTGGTACTTTTAGCTGGATGTAATTACAAAATGGTTCCATCCGAAACAAAAATAGAGTATGGTACCACAGAAACAGACTCTAAGAATAATAAGCTGCAGCAAAAGCAGTCTATTACTCAGACCTGGAAATGGAAACAACAATGATTGAAAAATTAATGACAATGCTAGTGGGAATTTTGTTGGCGTTAGCCGGATGGAGTCTTTCTAGAACTTTTGAACTTTCTACTATCCAGGCAGTGCATGAAGATAAAGTACAGAGAATTCAAGCACAAGTTTTAAAACTAGAAGATCAGATGGATAAAATGATGGACTCTGATGAAGA